TGATTCCGGGTGAGGGCATCCTTGCAACAGGCGGTTTGTTTATTTTGCTGCCATCCACTAACGTCACTATGACTATTTTTTACGGATAGGAATAGGCCATGATGCAGACTGACGTTAAATCCGCCCGAGCCGCAAACACTGGGTTGCTGGTAACACAAGCGCCCGTGCGGTTGAAATCTATTACGGTGACAAGCGCAACGGTGTCTGCGAGGAATGTTGCTGTCTGCGACCCAACTGTTCAATCGTCTGGTACGTATTCTCGTACTAGTCCAAGTGCCACAATTACCGTCACGATAGTGAACCACGGCTTTGTTACTGGGCAGCGCGTGTTCTTGGACTTTACGTCGGGTACTGCGCGAGATGGCGTGTATACGATTACGAAGACGAGCGACGATACGTTTACCTGTGCGGATGCGCCAACAACGACCACAAGCGGTAACGTCACGGCATACAGCAGTCTTGCGCTGGAAATCGACACCTTCAATACCGTTGGTCTACCTATCTTGATTCCCGGTGAAGGTATTTATTGCCCCAACGGTATTTTTGTGGGGTGTGGCTCATCGGTAACTGCGACGGTGTTCTATGGCTAAAACTCCAGCATGGCAGCGTAAGGAAGGCAAGAACCCTAAAGGCGGTTTGAACGCCAAGGGGCGAGCTTCGTATAACGCGGCGAACCCGGGCAAGCCCGGACTGAAAGCACCGCAGCCAGAAGGCGGGGCTCGTAAGAAATCATTCTGTGCCCGTATGGAAGGGATGAAGAAAAAGCTTACGTCGTCCAAGACAGCGAGTGACCCGAACAGTCGTATCAACAAAAGTTTAAGGGCTTGGAAGTGCTGACTATGGACTTAGCAATTGTTTGGAACGGCGCGTTGTCGCTGTTTGTGGGTCTATTTGCGTATGTTGCCCATGAGAAATTCTCTGAGCTTGCTCGTATCACGATTCTGTTGAATAAGACTCGTGAGGAAATTGCACGAGATACTGCGACCAAAGCCGAAGTAGAGCGGGTAACTGATCACATTGATCAAAGATTTAACCGTCTGGAGAACAAGATTGACCAGCTGATTGAGTCCCATCGGAGGGTGTTATGAAAAAGGTTAAGAAGTTCGGTCGTGGTGGTGACATCCTGACCGGTCTAGGTGCAGGGCTCATGGGCTACGCTCTTTACAAGAAGTTAAAGGGCGAGGGCGAAGACAAAGACGATAAGCGCCCCGCTAAAAAAGAGCCAGAAGTATCTATAACAGAGCCGAGAGAAAAAGAGCGCAGTGCGGAAGAGAAACGTGCGCTTGCCACATCTAAAGGTCGTCCTGAACTCATCCCAGAAGGTACAACCGACGCAGATAGAGCGACGATGTACAGCGACAATTATCCTACTCCGAAGCCGAAACCAAAACCTGCGGCTAAAGATGTCAAAGTAAAACCCGCTTCGCAAACTTTTCCTGTTGATAACGACGCTTTAAATAGACGTCGTCTGGAAGGTTTGAGTAAATCAAAGCCTGCACCGTCCGGTACAAAAGGCACACAAGACGTGGGTAAAGCTTTAGGTATTAGTTCTGGCGCAAAAGGCACCCAGACTCTCGGTGACCGTATTAAAGGCACTGTTGAGAGCGCAGGTAAGAGTGTCGTACGTACCCCTGCGGAACGTATGGCTGAAGCTGCAAGACAAGTTGAAGAGCGTCGTAAGCGTGAAGCCGAGGGCATGAAAAAAGGCGGTAAGGTCAAGAAGTACGCATCCGGCGGTTCAGTCTCGTCGGCATCCAAGCGGGCTGATGGCATCGCCCAGCGCGGTAAGACCAAGGGAAGGATTTGCTAATGGCTACGAATGAAGGCACCGACCAGAAATCGGCTGAACGCAACCTACGGTTGGAGTATGAAAACCTGCGGAAAGACATGAAGCTTAAGGAAGAATCTGAAGCTTATGAACGCAGCAAGCGGGACGAAAAAGGCGAGGCAATGCTTAAATTTGGTTTAGGCATGATGGGCAAGCCTGCTGAACCCCTTCCCGGCAAAGGTAAGACCGAGAAGATGGGCGAGAGCGCAAAGCCGCTCCCCGGCAAAGGTAAGACTGAAAAGATTGGTGAAGGCGCAAAGAAGTACGCGCATGGTGGCTCAGTTAAGTCTGCTTCAGCCCGTGCTGACGGCATAGCTCAGCGTGGCAAAACTCGTGGGAGAATTTACTGATGAAAGAGAAACTTCATTACGACGACAAGGGCTCTACTTTTAAAGAGGCTTTTGCTGAAGCTCGCGCTGAAGGTAAGAAAACCTTTGAGTGGAATGGTGAGAAGTACAACACCAAGCTGAAAGAAAAAGAAAAAGCCAGCATGGATGAGGGTATCCCTAAAAAGACCCGTGCTGATGAAAAAGTTGGTGAAGGTTACGAGAAAGTCGGCAAGTCCGAGGCTAAAGAAGAGACTCGAAAGCCAACCAATCGTGGCGGGGCAGCGGCTCTTGCTGGCGCGGGTGTTGGTCTTGGCGCAGCTGCGGCTTTGAGCGGTATGAAACGTGCAGAGTCGGCGCGTAAAGAACGTGAGCTTGAGAAAAATAAACCTATTCGGTTTAAAAACCCGATACGTAATATCTCCCCAGAAGAAGCAGCTTGGGAAGGCGAAGGCGGTAGCTCGTTCAAAAAGGGTGGTTCTGTTGGTTCTGCATCCAAGCGGGCAGACGGTATTGCTCAGCGCGGCAAGACTCGCGGGAGAATTTGCTAATGCCAGCCAAATCTGCCAAGCAGGAAAGGTTCATGCAAGCAGTGGCTAATAACCCGAAGTTTGCAAAGAAGGTAGGCGTACCCGTAACCGTGGGCCAAGAGTTCACTAAAGCCAAAGGAGGCGAAATGAAAGAGTCAAAGGCGATGATGAAGAAAGAAATCGGCTTCATGAAGAAAAAGGGCGCTCCTAAGTCCATGATCAAGCATGAGATGGCAGAGGCTGGTATGAAGCCTAAGAAGATGGCCTCCGGCGGTCTGGCTGCTGGTCACAAGTCGGCTGACGGTGTTGCCTCCAAAGGCAAGACTAAGGCTAAGCAAGTGAAGATGGCTTACGGTGGAAAGTGCTGATATGACTAAGACTAAACGGTATAACGACGGAGGCGTTACCCAGCAGCCAACGTATCCGTTTGGCACGAACGTACAGGCTACGGCTCCTACTGATACACAAGGCGCTAACGGGGTAAACCAGACGTTCAATATGCAACCCCAAGCAACCGCGCAACCCGCTGCGCCTACTGGTGCTACGTTCAAAAAGGGCGGCAAGGTAGTTAGTGCATCTAAGCGCGGTGATGGTATCGCTCAACGTGGCAAAACTCGTGGAAGGATGGTGTGAGATGGCAAAAGTGAAGCGGATGATGTTCGGCGGTGCGGCTAGGGCTGTGGCGAAGGCGGGTAAAACAGGCCCGATGAATTTAATATCACGACTTGCTCCTAAAACAGCGCCAAAACAAGTGCAAAGCAAACCGTACGCAAGTCCACCACCAAAAGCTCCGCCTCCCGCTTTCCCTGCCAAATCTGGAGTAGGAAATGCCGCCGCTGCACTGCGTAAGCTACCAATGAACCCCCCAATGCCGGGAAAGGCTGGCCCAAAGCCAATGCAGGCATCAAAAACAGGGCTTGGTCGTGCTATATCGGGGCTAGGTGCAGCAGGCGCGGCTCGTGGCATGATGAAAAAAGGCGGCGCAGTTAAGAAGGCGACCAAAAAATGATGGCCTCGCGTGGTATGGGTGACATTAACCCTTCCAAGATGCCCAAGGGTAAGAAGAAAGCCCGTCGGGATGACACCGACTTTACTCAGTACAAAGAAGGTGGGGAGGTTAACGCTGCTGGTAACTACACCAAGCCCGGTCTTCGCAAGAAGATTGTGTCGCAGGTAAAGTCCGCAGCTACTCATGGCACAGGCGCAGGTCAGTGGTCAGCCCGCAAAGCACAACTTGTGGCGAAGAAGTACAAGGCAGCAGGTGGGGGTTACAAGGATTGAAAGCGCCGCAGAAAAGCTTGAAAGACTGGGGAGACCAGAAATGGCGAACAAAGTCAGGAAAGCCATCGTCGAAAACCGGAGAGAGGTACCTCCCGGAAAAGGCGATCAAGGCGCTAAGCCCAGCCGAGTATGCCGCCACTACGAAGGCAAAGCGGGCAGGAAAGAAGACTGGCAAACAATTCGTCGCGCAACCAAAACGCATAGCCCAGAAGACCGCGAGGTTTAGATAATGGCTTTTACAACCAACACGACAGCGTTCAATCCTGACCTCAACGAGATATTCGAAGAGGCGTTCGAGCGTTGCGGCTTGGAACTCCGTACGGGTTATGACTTCCGTACGGCACGGCGCAGCCTTAACTTTCTGCTTGGTGAGTGGGCTAACCGAGGTATTAACCTGTGGACGATTGAGCAGGGTTCGATCAACTTGGCGCAAGGAGTGACGACTTATGATCTACCTTTGGATACCGTTGATCTTATTGAACATGTTATTCGCACTGATTCCGGACAGGGCCCTAACCAGACAGATTTAAATATCACACGGATTAGCGTCTCGACCTACTCGACTATCCCAAACAAGTTAGCGCAAGGGCGTCCGATTCAGGTGTGGATTAATCGCCAGTCGGGGCAGCAGGTAGGGTCTAATGTAGCTACACCCAAGTATCCGCAGATTAATGTGTGGCCCGCGCCGGATCAGGGTACGACCCAGAACCCATACTATGTGTTTTATTATTGGCGACTAAAGCGGATCTACGATGCTGGTACCGGTACTAACGTGATTGATATTCCGTTTCGTTTCCAGAACTGCTTGGTGGCGGGGCTTGCGTACATGTTGGCAACAAAGAAAGAAGGCGTGTCCCTAGACCGCCTGAATGTTCTAAAGTCACAGTACGACGAGGCTTGGGACTTGGCGGCGGGTGAAGATCGTGAGAAGGCGGCTGATCGTCTGGTACCACGGGAGATGTTTTTCTAATGGGAAATAGATTTTCCAGTGGCAAAAACTCGATTGCGGAATGTGACCGCTGCGGGTTTCGTTACAAGCTGAAGGAACTAAAGAAGCTGACGATCAAGACCAAGCAGGTTACGATTAAGGTGTGTCCTACGTGTTGGGAACCGGATCAGCCGCAGTTGCAGTTAGGTATGTATCCGGTGCAAGACCCGCAAGCAGTACGGGAGCCACGTCGGGATAACAGCTATTTGCAGTCGGGCTATACCGGATTGCAGTTGACGTTGAATACAGATTTTGGCGATCCGTCAGGTGGTAGCCGGATATTTCAGTGGGGCTGGGCACCGGTTGGTGGGTCAAGAAGTAATGATGCGGGGCTAACGCCAAATGCTTTGGCTCCTGTTAGTGTAGTAGCTAATGTAACAATCACGTAGGAGTAACTATGGACAGCATGAAAAAGGTAGCCAAGGCGGAAGTCAAGGCGCACGAGAAGCGGATGCACAAGGGTATGGCTAAAGGCGGCGTAACCGGCGAAGCTATGAAGAAGATGGGCCGTAATATGGCTCGTGCTATGAACCAGCGTTCTTCTGGAAGAGGTCGATAATGGAAAAGATCAAGTCCGCACCCCCGTCGGTGTTGAAGTCTTATTCTGGCAAAGACTGCATGAACGAGATGAATATTGGTGGTGGCGTAATTACCAAGGGCAACTACAAAGAGACCAAGACCACTGGTATCAAAATCCGTGGTACTGGCGCAGCTACTAAAGGCGTGATGGCCCGTGGCCCAATGGGTTGAGGTGAACTGTGACATACGCAGAACTTGTTGACGCAATTAAGTCGTACACGCAGAACTACGAAACTGATTTCGTAGCGAAAATCCCTACGTTTGTTGAACAGACGGAGGATCGCGTCTACAACACTGTGTTGCTTCCAGCGTTGCGGAAGAACGTCACAGGCACTATGCAGATTGGCAATAAGTACTTAACCTGCCCGTCAGACTTTCTGGCGGTGCTATCCATGGCGGTGATTGATGCTGGTAATTACGAGTATTTGCTGAACAAGGACGTTAACTTCCTACGTGCGGCATACCCTAACCCCAACGATACAGGCGTACCTAAGTACTACGCACTCTTTGGCCCAGAAGTTACAAATCAGATGGCTACCAACGAGTTGAGTTTTATCTTGGCCCCTACGCCAGATGATTCGTACACCGTTGAGCTTCACTATTACTACTACCCAACATCAATCGTGATAGCAGGTTCGTCATGGCTTGGTGATAACTACTCACCGGTACTGCTCTATGGCTCGTTGGTGGAAGCCTACATCTTCATGAAGGGCGAGCAGGACATGATGACCTACTACGAGAAGAAGTACCAAGACGCGCTACAACAACTGATTCGTCTGGGCGCTGGTATGGAGCGTGGCGATGCGTACCGCGACGGGCAGGTCAAAGTTAAGGTGAATCCGTGATCCAGCAAGGACTGACAAATAGCTTTAAACAAGAGATGCTCCAGATGGGGCAGAATCTTGCTACGGACACACTTCGTATGGCGTTGTATACAGCGTTCTCAGATATTGGGCAGTTAACTACGGTGTACACCACGGACAATGAAGTTGTAGGTACAGGCTATACAGCCGGTGGTGTAACTATGACAGGCGTGACTATTAATACGCAGACGACGGGCCCTAATGCGGGTACGGTATATGTAGATTTTGATGATGTGTCGTGGCCCGGTGCAAACTTTGTGGCTCGTGGTGCGCTGATCTATAACGTGACTCGGGCGAATAAGTCGGTAGCCGTGCTGGACTTTGGTTCTGACAAGACGTTTACAGTGACAAACAACACCGTTACGATGCCTGCCAATACTGCAACAACTGCTTTGATTCGTTTCCCGTAGGAGGACAAATGCTGGTAATGACAACAAAAGGCGAGATGGATGATGCGCTTCTGGAGAAGAAGACAGGCACCATCGACAACGAAAATGAAACGATCAACTGGATAGAGTATTGGTTGGAAGACGAGCTAGTACATCGCTCAGTTGATATGGTATTGAAGAAGTACACCGTGAGCGGCCTACCAGTCGCTGCATCTTTTTAAGGAGCTTTAAAATGGCTAACACCCAATCTATGTGCACATCGTTCCTTGGCGAACTGATGACTGCAACTCACAACTTTGGTACTGCACCGACTCGCGGTTCTTCGGCAGCGGATACTTTCAAGGCTGCGCTGTATTTGGCGTCTGCCACCATCAACGCTTCGACAACGGCTTACACGTCCACAGGCGAAGTGACCAGCACGAACTACACTGCTGGCGGCGTTAACGTAACGAATGCTAACCCACCGACTTCGACCAACACATCGGCAACGGCGGGTACAGGTTACTGGACACCATCAGCATCGATTGTGTATGGCTCGTCGGGTAGCCCGGTGACGTTTGCATCGTTTGACTGCGTGTTGATCTATAACAGCTCGCAGAGCAACAAGTCGGTGAGTGTGCATACATTCACGGCACAAACGGTGACATCCGGCACTTTCACGCTGACGATGCCTTCGAACACTACGTCTACAGCTTTGCTGCGCCTAGTCACGACCTAACATGTACGGAAATTACCCCTACTCTGGTGCACCGTATAGTTCTACGGGGCAAGCTACTGTCCCTAATACGACGGTTGCACTGACAGGGGTTTCCGCAGCAGGTCAGGTTGGTACAGTAATACCGTTCTACGACGCTATTCAAGAGCTTACGGGCAACCAAGCGTCTGGCGTAGTTGGCACTGTTACCGTACTGGCAGAAAGCACAGCGACACTGACGAGCGTTACGGCGTCTGGTGAAGTTGGGAATGTCACGGCGGTACCCGGTGAGATTAAAGCCTTGTCCGGTGTGTTTGCTGCTGGGCTGACGGGTGATGTAGTTGGCGCGTCCGGCTTGTCTATAGCGCTGATGGGCGTTAGTGCGAACGGTGAAGTTGGTAATGTTACCGGCGTCCCAGAGATAATCATTCCGATCACTGGGGTAAGTGCAAGTGGTAATACCGGTAATGTTGGATTTGATATTGCGGTTGCCCTGACGGGCGATACAGCACAGGGCGAAGTAGGTAACTTTGTCTTTGGTGTCAGCGCAAGTCTAACCGGTGTATCTGCGGCGGGACAGGTTGGTACTTTCACGACCTCCTCGGTATCCGAGGTTGCGCTAACCGGCGTAGACGCTATTGCCGAAGATGGTTCGCCGTCTACAGCACTTTCTGCGTTCCTCAACCACGTACAAGCGCAAGGGTTTGTCGGTACTGTTTCTCCGGTGCCGGGCGTATTCCAAGCACTGACAGGTGTTTCTGCATCGGGTGAGATTACAAGTCCGGGGCCAGACATCTCGTTGCCGTTGACGGGTGTAAGTGCGCAGGGTGAGGCTGATACGTTTACAGTTTCACAACCGCTGACGAATGTTGTTGCTAATGGCTTCGTTGGATCGGTAACAACAGGTTCTACAAATACAGTCGCATTGACGGGTGTTGGGGCTACTGGTGCGGTAAGTAGTTTTTATAATGCGTCGTGGACTCCAATCAACACCGCTGAAAACGCGCAGTGGGAACTAATCGATACGGTATAGGTGATATATGCCACTCATTCAAGCAGACCGGGTCAGAGAGACCACAACAACGACGAGCACCGGGGCGGTTAGCTTGGCTGGTGCCGTTACAGGATTTCAAACATTTAGCGCGGCTATCGGTAACGCCAACACCTGCTACTACACCATCGCTCAGCAGTCAGGTTCGGAATGGGAAGTGGGTATCGGTACGTACAGTACCTCGGGTAATCAGCTATCAAGAGATACAGTGCTGGCATCTAGTAATGCGGGTTCACTGGTTAACTTTTCTGCCGGAACCAAAGATGTGTTTGTGACGTATCCAGCATCGATGGCAGTCCCCGAAGGGCGCGGCATTATTCTATCGATGGTCTTTGGTTTTTAAGGAGCAATCATGCCAAACCCCAATCTCTCGAACATCTCCAGTATTTTAGGCAATACGGGGTATGTTATTCCTTCGTCGGCTGCGACTGCGACGACATCGTGGACGTTTAACGGTACAACTACCTTAACGGGTCTGACCCCTGCTGCAAACTCGGTGAATAAGATCAACACCATCGTGGTGGCGAATACGACTTCATCGGCGGCAACAGCAACGATAGGTGTGGGGAACAACGCGACGTTCGGTTCAGCGACAGTTATTGCCTATCCGGCTTATCAAATCAGCGTCCCACCTAACGCTTCGCTCATCATCGTAGATAAAACGACCCCGCTGTACATCACGGAGAACCAATCGGTAGCTGCGTTTAGCGGTACGGCAAGTGCCCTGACGTTCACCGTGTCGTTTGAAGTATTGACCTAATAGGTACAGCATGGGAATTCGTTATCCCGGCGGTTTCATCAGCGCGTCGTATAACCCGGCTGCGGCGAACGTCTTTGCTGCGGGGGCAGTGGACTATCTTGTTGTTGCTGGTGGTGGTGCTGGTGGGGCGTTGTCAGCAGGTGGTGGTGGCGCGGGCGGTTTTAGAACGGGCACACTTGCAATTACATCGGGAACCGCACTAACTGTAACCGTTGGCGCTGGTGGTTCGGCAGTTGCTGGGCTTGACGGCAATAATGGAAGTGACTCCGTTTTTTCGACAATTACATCCACCGGAGGTGGTGGGGGCGGATCACAGGGTAGCGTAAGAGACGGGAAAAATGGCGGTTCAGGTGGCGGCGCTTCTAGTAGTGCAAGTGTAGCTAATGTTAGTGGAACAGCTGGCTCGGGCAATACCCCATCAACATCTCCAAGCCAAGGTAATAACGGTGGCGCAAACGCTGGTTCTGATTTAGCTACTTATTCGGTTGCTGCGGGCGGCGGCGGCGCAGGTGCTGTTGGTGGTAACGCTGTTAGAAATACTTCTCCGGGCAACGGTGGCGTTGGTGGTGCAGGAGCAGCATCTTCAATTTCTGGCGCGTCTGTTACCTATGCGGGTGGCGGCGGTGGCGGTGTTAATACAGGAAGTGGAGGTGCTGGAGGTGCTGGGGGTGGTGGCACTGGCGGAACCGCGACAAACGGAACGGCTGGAACTGCTAATACAGGTGGTGGCGGCGGTGGCGGTGGTGGTGGCGCAGCGTCAGGTGGTGCGGGGGGTTCCGGTATTGTCATCATCAGCTACCCGACAAGTTTTGGCCCCGCACGAGCTACGACAGGTTCTCCATCAATCTATATTGCTGGTAGCAACTGGGTATACAGATTCACCGGCTCTGGCACGATTACATTCTGAGGTTAGACATGGCGCACTTCGCACAATTAGATGAAAACAATGTGGTGACCGCAGTAGTGGTAGTGCATAACAACGAGCTGGCTGCGGAAACGGAAGTGGTGATTGAAGATGGCTTCATCAAAGAGAAGCTAGTGCTGTCAGAAGAGAAGGGTATCCAGTTTCTACAAGGCTTGTACGGTGAAGATACCCGCTGGGCGCAGACCAGCTACAACGGCAGATTCCGTGGTGTGTATGCCGGGATTGGTTACACGTTTGTGGATGGTGAGTTTGTATCGCCTGAAGCCCCGGTAGTCGAGACGCCTGTAGTAGAAGCGCAGGCCATTGAATCGGCACAACTGGAAACTCTAACCTCCACCGACATCTCCGCGCTTACTACTAGCGACATTTCTTCTTTGGGGTAAGTCATGACGATTCAGTACCAAGGCGTATGGACGTTATCGGCGGCGGCACAGCTACAGTCTACGCAGCGGTGGGTGACCGACCCTTTATATAAGAACACCACGCTGCTGCTCCAAGCCGACGACGCGGCTAACGGTGCACAGAACAACACGTTCCTAGACTCCAGCAGCAACAGCTTCATTATCACCCGTAACGGGAATACCACGCAGGGTAGCTTTACGCCGTTTAGTCAGTCGCCGGGATGGTGGGGCAACTACTTTGATGGAAGTAGTGGCATTAGTACCGCAGATAGTGCTGATTTTACATTTGGTTCTGGCAACTTTACTATTCAATGCTGGGTTTTTAGTACAGTAGGCGGCTCTCTGCAATGGCTCGCTGGTCAGGGGGCATCTAATGCAGCAAATACGAGTATTTCTTTTGCCATCCAGAAAACAGCCAACAATAAACTGAACCCTTCAGTATTTACTGGAGGAACACAGTACCAAATAACCAGCACCGGAGATTTACTGGCTAATCAATGGGTGCATATTGCATTTGTAAGAGATGGCAATACTTGCCGTCTTTACATAAACGGCGTCCAAGACGGTACGGTTAGCGTTACTGGGGTAACTGTTAATGATTCATCAAACCAAGTTGCTATAGGTCAGCTTGGTGAGTATGTAACCAATCGATACACTGGTTATGTTTCTAACTTTTCAATCATAAAAGGCACTTGCTCTTACCCAAGTGGCACAACTTTTACGGTTCCAGCATCCCCTTTAAGCGCTTCGGCAACAAATCAAAGTTTTCTTACTTGTACTGCTAACAGATTTATCGACACAAATACGGCGACAACTGCTAAAACGATTACAGTTACAGGCACCCCCTCCGTCCAAGCCTTCTCGCCTTTCGCGCCACAGTTCCAGTGGACGCCGAGTGTCATTGGTGGGTCGGGGTATTTTGATGGGACGGGGGATAGTCTTGCTAGTACAACAGACTTTGAATCTTCTACTTCAATATCAACATTTACGATTGAGGGCTGGGTTTATCCAACTACTTTCTCTACTCTTATTAACGTAATTGGCGGTATGGTTGTTTCG